GTGATGTAGGACCACAAATTTTATATCATTTAGCATCAAATGAAGATTATGCTCAGAAGCTAACTGAAATGCCTTTGCGACAAGCTCTTAGAGAACTTGGAAAGCTAGAAGCTAGGTTTGAACGTAAGGAAGAACCGAAACCAGTCGCTAGAAGTAAAGCACCTAGTCCTATTAGTCCTTTGACTGGTGGCAAAGCTGGAGCTGATGTTTTAGTGGATACAGATGGACAGTTTCATGGAACATACGCACAGTATAAAGCTGCAAGACAAGCTGGTAGGCTTAGATAAACCTAATTTTTTTGGAGAAATATCATGGCAAATACGCTATTAACTATATCGAAAATCACCAACGAAGCGTTGATGGTTCTCGAAAACGAATTAACATTTACAAGTGAAGTCGACCGCAATTATGATGACCAGTTTGCAGTCGTGGGAGCTAAAATTGGAGCCACAGTCAATGTCAGGAGACCTGGACGCTTCATTGGAACAATGGGACCCGCCCTTAATGTGGAAGACCTCAACGAAACTTCTGTACCTGTAACTTTATCAAACCAGTTCCATGTGGATACGCAATTCACTACCCAAGACTTAGCATTGTCTTTGGATATGTTTAGCGACCGTATTCTTAAGCCTGCTGTTGCAGCGATTGCGAATAAAATTGACTTTGATGGAACTACAACAGCTGCATTAAACACAGCAAATATTGTAGGAACAGCAGGAACTCCCCCAACAGGTCTATATACATACTTATCAGCACAAGCATATTTGGATTCAGAAGGTGCTCCTCGTGATGGTCGTAGAAGTTGTATCGTAGAACCATTTACATCAGCAACGATTGTTGACTCTCTTAAAGGCTTATTTGTACCGACTGCTGAGATTTCAGCACAGTACACTAAAGGCTTGATGGGTAGAGATTCAGGTGGAATGAATTGGAAACTTGACCAAAACATCGTTTCACAAACTTTTGGTAACTTCTCTAGTTCTACTGTTACAGCTTCTGTTAACACAACAACAGCTTCAGGTTTCTTGACAACAGGTTGGGCATCACAATCTACCATTACTTTGACTGCTGCTAACACAGGCACAATCAATTTAAATGCAGGCGATACATTCCAAATTGCTGGTGTATATGCTGTGAATCCACAGAATCGTCAAGCATACGGAACTAACAAACTACGTTCATTCGTTGTTAAGAGTGCCGTTTCTGTAGCATCAGGTTCAAGCGTTCAAGTTACTGTATCTCCTGCTGTTATTTCAGGTGGTCAGTTCCAAAACGTATCGATTCCTACAACATCATCAACAGCTGCTGTAACATTCTTTGCATCGCAATACAATACAAGTGGATATGGTATTGTTTCTCCACAGAATATTGTGATGCACCGCAATGCATTTACCATGGCGATGGCTGACCTTGAATTGCCAGAGGGAGTCCATTTCGCTGGCAGGGCTTCTGATAAAGAGATTGGTCTTTCCATGCGTGTTGTCCGTCAATACACCATCAACAATGATTCTATTCCGACTCGTGTTGACGTATTGTATGGTTGGGCTCCTCTCTATCCTGAACTCGCTTGTCGTGTTGCAGCTTAATTAACGAAAGGAAAATATCATGGCAAATCCAGGACCAGCAGTAACCAATTCAACCCACCCATCGAATGTAACGACTTCACAGTCATTACGTTTGATTGCAACGTTGAAGAACGTGAACGCTAACGCAATCGCTAATTATTCTATGCAAGTAAACAATAGTTCTGTATTTTTACCACAGAGCTTAATTGTTACTAACCTAAACAATGCTGGAGTTTCAGTAACTCCTACAGGTTTAGCATTAGGTGTAGCGACTACAAGTGGTGGCTCAAGTTTGTATGGAGCAATAACAGCATCACAATTAAGCACCACAGTAGGTGTTTCATTGGTTGCTCCTTCAGCACAAACTACAGCAACTACAGTTCAAAACCTTTATTTAAACGTAACAGCACCATTAACAACAGCAGTAGCAGGTGCAACATTTGACGTTTATGTATATGGTTATGACTTTAGCGTATCAAGCTAATCACCAACAGAAGTAAATAAAGAAAGCCATGCTCAAAAAGTGTGGCTTTTTTTCTTAAAAAACCTATAATTGAATTAACCTTTAAAAGGAAAATATTATGCCATCAACAACTATTTCTCGTGGTAATGTTCTATCACAAACTTATATCGGACCATCTCTAACCCCTGTTTCAGTAGCATCCTACACAACAGCTGCTCAAACATTTAATATTGCTGGACTATTAACAACTGACATCGTTCAGTATGTGGGTTTAGCAGGTGCTCAAACAGCAGGAGTAACAGGAGCTGAATGTGATGTATTAACGAACGGTGTTTTAACTGTTGCATTTTTAAATAGTACATCAGGAGCAGTAACACCAGCTCCAGGCACTTATGTATTTTGTATAACTCGTTGTGAAAACTTGCCTTTACCTACTACAGCAGTCTAAGGAGAAATCATGGCTTATAACTCAGCATTTGGACCATTTGGACCGACTTATTTAGTAGGAACAAGTCCTGTCCAAGTAAAATCAAATAACAATGTATATCCATCAGGGTATCGTATTGTTAATTTAACAAGTAGTTTAGTTCGAGTTGGTTGGTCTCCACAAGAGCCTAATGACGCATCAGTTACCCCTGTAGCTACTACTCCAACTTCTAGTGGAATCGCTAATGTTCTATCTATACCTGCAAATGGTGTAGGAGTATTTAGTAGTATTCCTCCAAATGCTTGGTTTATAGCAAGTGCAGCAACAAGTTTAGAAATCACTCCAGGTGAAGGAATATCATAATGAGTTCAAATAAAGTCGCAACGACAAGCACACAAAACATCGTTCCTGTTCAAGCTGAATTTGATGTTAATGGAAATTGTTTAGGATTAGTAGGACCAGGAGGAGTTTTCTTTAATCCACCTATTTCTACTGACACAATTACTAATTCCACGATTACAAGCTCAACGATTAATAGCACTTCTATTGGTGCTACAACTCCGAGTACAGGTGCATTTACTACTTTAACGGCTAATACGCTTAATTTGACAAATGCTCTTGGTGTTGCTTACGGTGGCACAGGCTTAACAACATTAACATCAGGATACATCCCGTACGGCAATGGTACAAGTGCTTTTAGTTCTAGTAGTAATTTACAATATTCTAATAGCATAGGTAGTGGAGCATTATCTGTTGGTTCATCTCCTAATACAGGATGGAATACATTTGCATTTGTTCAAGTTAATTCTCAATCATCATTAGCTGCTTATTCAAACGGAGATACACGACTTACTTCAAATGCTTATTACAATTATGGAACATGGTATTACATAGGCTCTAG